ACATCTTTGGAGACCGAACAACGGGGCAGAGATTCCTATGCCGCCAATATCGTTTGTATAGGAGGAATTTTAATGCTCAACCACATCGTAATTATGGGCCGTCTCACTCGGGACCCGGAGCTGCGGCGGACCCAGGCTGGGGTTCCAGTGGCCTCCTTCCGCCTGGCAGTGGACCGGGGCTTTAAGGACAAGCAGACCGGCGAGCGGGCCACGGATTTCATTGACTGCGTGGCCTGGCGGCAGACCGGCGAATTTGTCAGCCGCTACTTCTCCAAGGGCCGTATGGCTGTGGTGGAGGGGATGGCTTGACCGAGATTCAGAACGGCATTTATGCCACCGCTACCGATGAATTGACCGCCCTGGCCCTGGAGGCCCGGAAACGAAAAATCAGCTACGGCCAGTTGGTCAGCACCACCGGCTATGAGCAGCAGCAGATTGTTCGCCAGTACTGCATCGAGCGGGGAAAGAAGGGTACCGACCCGGAGAAGAAAGCCACCAAAACGAAGAAGAAAAGGAGCTAAGTATGTCAGTCAAAATTACTCAGTTTGAGGCTGAGAACGTCAAGCGCATTAAGGCGCTGACCCTCACCCCGGCCCCCACTGGCCTGACGGTGATCGGGGGCCGCAACAACCAGGGCAAAACCTCGGGCCTGGATGCCATTGTGTGGGCGCTGGGCGGGGACCGCTACCGGCCCTCCCAGGCCCAGCGGGAGGGCTCCGTCCTCCCGCCCCGGCTCCGTCTGGAGCTGTCCAACGGGATTATCGTGGAGCGGTCGGGCAAGAACAGCGATTTGAAGGTGACGGACGCCTCCGGCCGCAAGGCGGGCCAGCAGTTGCTCAATTCCTTTGTGGAGCAGTTGGCCCTTGATATGCCCCGGTTCATGCAGTCTACCAGCAAGGAAAAGGCTACCACCCTCCTGCGCATTATCGGCCTGGAGGAACAGGTGGAAAAGCTGGAGCGGCAGGAAAAGGAGTTGTATAACCAGCGGCACGCCATCGGCCAGATCGCAGACCAGAAAGCGAAGTATGCCAAGGAGTTGCCCAGCTACCCCGAGGCCCCCGCCGAGCCGGTTTCCGCCTATGACCTCATCCAGCGCCAGCAGGACATCCTCGCCCGGAACGGCGAAAACCAGCGCAAGCGGGAGAGGGCGGCTCAGTTGGCGGCGGAAATGGATCGGGTAGGCAAAGAGCTGGCACTGCTGGAAGAACAGTATAAGACCCTGTGTGCCGATTACGAGACTGCCCAAAAGTCGGCCCTTGACCTTCAGGACGAGGCTACTGATGAACTGGAGGCCAGCATCCGAAATATTGAGGCCGTCAACGCTAAGGTCCGTACCAACCAGGACAAGGCCCGAGCGGAGGCTGAGGCCAAGGAGTGCGGCGACCAATACGCCGAACTGACGGCACAGCTGGAGGCGGTACGCCAGCAGAAGACAGATCTCCTGCAAGGCGCAAAACTGCCCCTCCCCGGCCTCTCCGTGGAGGATGGGGAACTGACCTACCAGGGCAAGCCTTGGGACTGCATGAGCGGCTCAAATCAGTTAAAAGTTTCCACAGCTATTGTCCGGGCGCTCAAACCTGACTGTGGGTTCGTCTTGGTTGATGGCCTGGAGGCAATGGATATTGAGACTTTGCGGGAGTTTGGCGATTGGGCCGAGCAGGAGGGTTTACAAATCATTGCAACCAGGGTGTCCTCCGATGGAGAGGGTTGCAGCATTATCATTTCGGATGGATACTCCGAGGTTCTGCAGCCGAAACCAACGCCCACATGGGAAGCGGGGAAATTCTAATGAGAGAGAATTTGAAGAACGCCCGCAAGGCGGCGGGCTTGACCCAACAGGCTATGGCGGACAAGCTGGAAATTAGCCTTAGATACTACCAGCAAATTGAAGCTGGAGACAGAACGGGCGATTTTGAAATCTGGGATAATTTGGAGGACATCACTGGAATCCATCAAAGGACCTTAAGAGCGATAAATCCCGGCAAAGCAAATAGTCTGTAGGTACATTAGATCGCATTGATGTGGATCAAGGATATTCACCTCAGAACTGTAGATGGGTTGATGCGAAAACACAGGCAAACAATCGAAGAAAGAAGTGAAAGCAATGGAAATTACCAAAGGGAAGCTACCTGGAGCGCAGAAAATCCTAATTTTTGGCCCCGAGGGGATTGGAAAGTCAACATTCGCAAGCAATTTTCCCGAAGCACTATTCATTGATACAGAAGGGAGTACGAAGCACTTAGATGTAGCCCGGCTTCCCAAGCCTACAAGCTGGGCTATGCTTATGGACGAGGTGAAGTATGTCCGAGATACGCCCGATATCTGCAAAACCTTGGTTATTGATACCCTTGATTGGGCTGAACGGATGTGCATTGACAGCGTTTGCGCAAAAAGTAAGAAAGATGGACTTGAAAGTTTTTCGTATGGGAAAGGCTACGTTTACGTAGCTGAGGAATTTGGTCGTTTGCTTAATTTATTGGAAGAAGTAATTGACCGAGGGGTAAACGTACTGGGAACGGCTCACGCAAAGATGCGGAAGTTTGAGCAGCCTGACGAGATGGGTGCATATGATCGCTGGGAGATGAAGCTTTCTAAAAATGTTGCTCCGTTGGCAAAAGAATGGTCGGATGCCTTATTGTTCGCCAACTACAAGGTAATGGTTATAGCGGCAGATGATAAAGGCAAAAAGCACAAAGCGCAAGGCGGCAAACGTATCATGTACACTGCTCACCACCCGTGCTGGGACGCAAAGAACCGGCTGGGACTGCCGGAGGAGTTACCCCTGGACTTCTCTGCCCTGGCGCAGTACATCGGCACGGGAGCGGCCCCCTCTGCCCCGGTAACGCCGCCCCCGGCCCCGGTTGCTCCCCCGCCTCCGCCCCCGGCGCAGGCCAGCACCCCCGCCCCTGACCCTGCTCCTGCGCCGCCCCCTCCACCCCCGGAGCCTGACCCGGCCCCGGCACCTCCCCTGGCACCCCAGGAGGATGCCAAGCCCCAGGATAACGCCGACGCACTCAAGGCGCTGCGTGACCTGATGAAAGCCAACGGTGTGAAGGATTACCAGGTGCAGGCGGCCTTTGCGGCCCGTGGGTATTTCCCGGAGCAAACCCCGCTGGAAAATTTGCCGGCCGACTTCATCCAGGGCGTTTTGGTCGGCGCATGGGCGCAGGTCTGCAACTGGATCAAGGCCAACGATCCTCTCCCCTTTTAGAGCCTTATAACCTGGGAAGGAAAAAGAGGATAGTTGTACGGCCAAGTGCAACTATCCTCCCGCAAAAATTTTGAACAGCTTGAAAGGAGCTACAATATGAGCGATTACGATTCTATGCCCCGGGAATTTGGCTGGGATGATGAAATCCAGCGCGACGAAGGCCCGTTCCAGGTTCTCCCCGAAGGGGACTACAACTTCACCGTGAAGAAATTCGAGCGTGCCCGGCACAGTGGCAGCGAGAAGATCCCGGCCTGCAACAAGGCCATTCTGACGGTGACCGTCAGCAGCGCCGAGGCCTCTGGCGATGTGCTGACCAACCTTTTTCTTCACAGCAAGTTCGAGTGGAAGCTGTGCCAGTTCTTTACCTCCATCGGCCAGCGCAAGCACGGCGAGGCCATGCGGATGAATTGGGGGGCCGTCCCCGGCTCCACTGGCGTTTGCCATGTGGGTGTTCGCAAGTGGACGGGCAACGACGGCAAGGAGCGGGAGAACAACGAGATCACGGAGTTCTACGACCCGGAGAGTGCGCCGGAAGTCAAGCCCCCCGCGGCCCAGGGGTCCGACCAGCAGTGGACCGAATTGCCCCAGGGGACCCCCACCCCCTGGAGCTCGGGGAGCTTCTAAGTGGAACTGAGGCCCTATCAACAGGAAGCCCGGGAGGCTGTAAAAAGCGACTGGGCCTCCGGGTTCCTCAGAACGCTCCTGGTATTGCCGACCGGCTGCGGAAAGACCATTGTTTTCTCAAAGATCGTTGAGGACATGGTACGCTCCGGTCGCCGGTGCCTGATTCTAGCCCATCGTGGGGAGCTGCTGGATCAGGCCGCCGATAAGCTGCTCCAGGCCACGGGCCTCCGTTGCTCCGTGGAGAAGGCCGAGGAAACGTGCCTGGATAGCTGGTACCGGGTGACCGTGGGTTCTATTCAGAGCCTTATGAGGGAGAAACGGCTGGGCCAGTTCCCGGCTGACTATTTCGACGTAATTGTGGTGGACGAGGCCCACCATGCCCTGTCTGACGGCTATCAGCGGGTGCTTACCTATTTCGAGGAGGCCCGGGTGCTGGGCGTCACTGCCACCCCCGACCGTGGGGATATGCGGAACCTGGGCCAGTATTTCGAACACCTGGCCTATGAGTACACCCTGCCCAGGGCAATCAAGGACGGATACCTCTGCCCGATCAAGGCCGTCACCATCCCCCTGACCCTTGACCTCTCCCATGTGGGAGTACAGGCCGGGGACTTCAAAAACTCCGACATTGACACGGCCCTTGACCCCTACTTACACCAGATTGCCGAGGAAATGCGTACCTACTGCGAGAACCGCAAGACGGTGGTATTCCTGCCCCTGGTACGCACTTCTCAAAAGTTTTGCCGCCTGCTCAATGCCCAGGGGTTCCGGGCGGCGGAGGTCAACGGCAATAGCCAAGACCGGGCGGAGGTCCTCAAGGACTTTGACGAGGGAAAATACAACGTCCTGTGTAACTCCATGCTGCTGACCGAGGGCTGGGACTGTCCCAGCGTGGATTGCGTGGTGGTGCTACGGCCCACAAAGGTACGGAGCCTGTATAGCCAGATGGTGGGACGTGGTACCCGCCTGTTTCCCGGCAAAGAGGACCTGCTGCTCCTGGACTTCCTGTGGCATACCGAGCGCCATGAGCTGTGCCACCCCGCCAACCTGATTTGTGAATCGGACGAGGTTGCCCGGAAGATGACCGAGAACATCGAGGCGGCCGGATGCCCGGTTGACATTGAGGAGGCCGAGAAAAAGGCCAGTGAGGACGTTGTGGCCCAGCGGGAGGAGTCCCTGGCAAAGCAGCTGGCCGAAATGCGTTCCCGCAAGCGCAAGCTGGTGGATCCTCTGCAATTTGAGCTCAGTATAGCGGCAGAGGACCTTATCAATTACAAACCTGTGTTTGGCCTTGACCTTGGCCCTCCGTCTGATAAGCAGAGAACCGCACTGGAAAAGTTGGGTATATTCCCTGATGAAATCGAAAATGCGGGCAAAGCCTCTCTGCTGTTAGACCGGCTGGCAAAACGACGCACAGAAGGACTTACCACACCCAAGCAAATTCGATTTTTGGAGAGCAAAGGCTTTACCCGGGTCGGCACTTGGCGATTTGAGGATGCGAAACACCTGATTGACCGGATTGCCGCCAATAAGTGGCAGGTTCCGAAAGGGATCGTTCCATCTGAATACAGGGGTGGTGAAAACGCATGAGAGTAAACCTGCAAAATGCTCGCAAATCTGCAAACCTGACCCAACAGGCTATGGCGGACAAGTTACATGTCGGATTGAGGCACTATAAGAAAATTGAAAGCGGGGAGACACTTGGTAGCATCGATTTATGGGACAAGCTGGAAGATTTGTTCAATATTCACCAACGTGTTTTGAGAGAAATTCATCCCGACAAAGAAGATAATCTGTAGACACATCCAGTATGTCGGCAATCATGATAAGCCCATCAAGCGTTGGTTTTGCGTCTCCACTTTCATATTTTCGATAATTTCTTATTCCAGTTTGAAGCATATCGGCCATTTGCTGAGCGGTAAAACCACTTTTTTTCCTAGTTGCATTAAGTCTATCGCAAAACATGAAGTGTCCTCCCTAAAAAAAGTCTTGACAGTGCCATAATAATACACTATAATCGGCAACTAGGACAGTGCCATACAATGGCACCATAAAGGAGGAGCACATTATGACAGGCGAAATCAAGACCCTATATGACGCTGGAGTTGTGGCAGACAACGCTTTCGCGGCTTTGAATCAGGCCATGTCGGCACTCATTGTCACACTGGAGAGCATGGACGATGACGGCCTCCAACCCAGAGGAAAAAAAGCCCTGCCCTTGCCATCAACTTCGCCGCCCGGTTCCCGATGTACTCAGATGCACTCCATTTGATTCTCCGACACATGGGGGATTCGCTGGATACTCTCCGGACTGGGACAGACGGCATCTTTGCGGCGAGCGCAAAGCAGCGGGAGGCCGGGGAGGTGTCGGCATGAAAGAATTTGACCTTGCCTATCAGCTGATGGAGGCCATCAGGCAAACGGACGAGTGGGAGCGTATCTGGATGGAGTACCCCGGTGTGGTAGCGGCCAAGGCCCGGCTGGATAAAGCGTTGGCACAAATGCCCCAGGAGCAGATGGGGGAACTGTGGGAGGCTATGGCGGTATTGGACTGGGCTAACGAGTGCGCCTGCGTATTATTCGGGTTCCGCCTGGCCTACTCCATCACCAGAGCGGCGGCAGACCCCGCCGGGTTCTCCATCTATGCCAGACAGAGAAAGGAGGGCGGCAATGGGTAAACTGATTGATTTGACCGGGCAGAGGTTCGGAAAACTGACGGTTATTGAACGAAGTGCCAACAGCAAGGATGGCAAAGCATATTGGAAATGCAAATGTGACTGCGGCAAAGAAACTATTGTAAGAAGTTCAAATCTTCGCGGTGGTCAAGTACAGAGTTGTGGTTGCCTTATTGCCCTGGCAAATAGGACGGGCAAACGCACTACCCACGGTGACAGCAGAAGACGCCTGTATTATATTTGGGAAAATATGTTAGCTCGTTGCAGAAATCCTAATTACCATGCTTATAAAGATTATGGTGGGCGTGGTATCAAAGTCTGCGAGGAATGGCAAAGCTACCCTGTCTTTCGGGCCTGGGCATTGTCTCATGGTTATGATGATGATCTCAGTATTGACCGCATCGACAACGACAAAGGATATAACCCCGATAACTGCCGTTGGGCAACCGCAAAAGAACAGGCAAATAACCGACGGCCACGTAAGAGGAAGATTGATACATGAACACACACGAAAACGGGCTTGATTTACTGGAAGCCTTAGAGTACATAGACCCAGCAGTGTTGGACTACGACGGCTGGTTGGCCGTCGGAATGGGGTTAAAGGAGGCGGGTTATCCCGCCTCCTGCTGGGAGGACTGGTCCCGTCGGGATGGCAGGCGGTTCCATGAAATGGAATGTCAGAGAAAATGGAACAGTTTTAACGGCGCAACAGCCGAGCCCATCACAGGCGGTACGGTGGTGAAGATGGCCATGGACATGGGCTGGCGGCCTGCGCCCTCTCAGCCCGGCCATGAACTGAGCTGGGACGATGAAATCAGCGCCAAGGACGAGCAAGTGATTGTCAATCCGGCATGGGTGGAAGCCAGAGAAATCCAGGAGCCACCCGACAGCAAATGGCACCCGGCCCATGACCTGATTGAATACCTCGGCACCCTCTTTTCCCCGGATGATTATGTCGGCTATGTGACAGAGACTTTCGAGGCGGAGGACGGGGAGCGTAAGCCCACCCGGGGGAACTATGACCGCACGGCGGGCCAGCTGATCGAGGCGCTGAAGAAGTGCGGGGATGACCTGGGGGCGGTGCTGGGGGATTATGACCCCGGCACGGGGGCCTGGATACGGTTCAATCCCCTGGACGGCAAGGGCGTGAAGAATGACAACGTGACCGCCTTTCGGTTTGCCCTGATTGAATCGGACAGCATGGA